AGAAACATTGCTGAGACGCAGCGAGAGATTGCTAAGGCCGTGAGCGAGCAGACACGGCTGCTTTACGCCCTCCAGCCTCGAGCCGGCGAAAGCCAGGAGAACTGAGCCATGGGTATGAGTCCGAGACTGCTGCGGCCGAGACAGACGGGGTTTAACCCGCGATCCATCCCCGGCCTCAAGGTCTGGTACGACGCTGCCAAAACGTCGTCGCTGACGTTTAACGGCAGCACTGTCTCGCAGATCAATGATTTAAGTGGCAACGGATTTCATGCGAAGCAAGACGTTTCAAACAATCAGCCGACGTACCTTTCATCCGGCATTAACTCTCTGCCTACTTTGCAGCATGATACCAACGACTCTCTGTTTTCCACCGCTACGGCTAATGATGTTGTTGGAAACGCAAGCGTCTCGCCTGCCATAACCATCTTCATTGTTGCTAACTCTACTTCTCCCAACGCTGGGCTATCAGTAGGGTGCGAGCCCGCAGCGAATGGGCGATTAGTTGCGTATCTGCCATTTGACAACGCATCCCCAAATGCCTATTGGGACGTAGCCGGAACTGCTGGTGGCAGACTGCCGTTTACTATCAGCACAGGGCAGCGAGCAGCCGGAATATATGCTTTTCAGCGAAGCGGTGCTTCAATGTTTGTTAGGCGCAACGGCGTTGAGTTGGCGGCAAAAGCAGATGCCAGCCAAACGTTTTCCAGTACGTCTTCCGTTTTTGGCATTGGGCAGGTCACTTTCACGGGCTTTTCTGGTCAATGGTCGCAGTGTTTGGTGTACAGTTCGGCGATGTCGCTAGCGCAAGTCCAAGCCGTGGAGAGGTATCTTTCCTCATTGTCAAAGGTATCTCTGTGAAATACTTCCGCTGCCTCGCTGGCGACGAAGCGTATGAGCAGGCGCGTCTGACGCTGGACGCTGCATGGGGCCACCCCAACGCCGAGACGAAGACGGTGACCTGCATTGACCCGGCAGCCGTTGCCCCGCGAGACACGCAGGGCCGCATCATGCTTGCCACTTCAGACGCATTCTGTGAGTACGAGGCAGCGGCTCAGATGCTCACGTCTGTGCTCAGTAGCGGCGCGATTGAAGAGATAGACGCCGCCACGTATCTGCAAGAGTTGCCGCAGATTCCCGTACAGTAACGGCAGAGGCCACGATTCGGGCACGACCCGAGCCACACACTGAGGAGCGATCATGAGTCAGGTACGCATCCGCCGAAGCTTTCGCGTTGTCACCGCCACGGTTGCGACGGCCACGGCCAGCTGCACTACGCTGCGGCTCGAGGACATGGCAGGCGCTGTGATGCAGCTGCCCACGATCACCACCAACGCGGCCACGATCAACGTCTGGGGCAACACCACGGACGCTGGCACGTTCGCTCAGCTGTACGGCTCTGACGGTGCGGTGGCTTCTATCACGCTGGCACCCAGCACAGTCAACCAGACCATGTACTCCTTGCCCGACGCTGCGTATGCCGTGCCATACGTCAAGCTTGTGGCAGCCAACACCAATGCCACGGCCACCGTATCGGTCGTGATGAAGTCCTAGTGCCAACCCGCATTCCAATCCACAGGCCGCTGCGTTTGCGTCCCGCACGCAAGAGGGACGAGAGCACACGCCCGAATGCGGCAGCCCGTGGGTATTGCAGCAAGGCTCACCGAGCGTGGCGGCAGGCTGTGCTGACGCGAGACGCTTGGACGTGCAGGGAATGCGGTCGCGTCTGCGGTGGCCCAAAGGAGGCCCAGGCTGACCACGTAACGCCCATTAGCCAAGGGGGCGAGCGGTATGACGTGGGGAACGGGCAATGCCTTTGTATCGCGTGCCACGCACGCAAGACGCTGCGGGAACGCAAGGGCGCTTGACATTGATGTGACGCTGCATCTCACAAGGAGGTGCAGCGATGTCGGCACGAAAAAAGCGTTATTGCCAATACTCACGCTGTGGCAAACTTATTACGAGAGCAATTGGCGGCAAAGACTCTGGCAAGTATTGCGACAAACCCTGTTATTTCGCTGCAATAGATGCTGGCGAGCAACAGTTTCACGGATACTTGCGAGGGCTTGATTGGCAACTTGCGTCGTGGTTTTTGGAGTGGGACGCACAAAAGCCGGTCTACTTCAACTGCGCGAACTGCGGTGAAAAAACAAACAACACGCGATTCTGTAATCGCAAGTGTGAGCGCAAGTTCCGCTATTGGTTAAGAAAACCATTTGAATGCGTAGATTGCAGGGCGTGCATTGCCGGGGTTATGTATCAAAGCCGCAGCAGATGCAAATCATGTAGACTCAAACGACGAAAGCAATTACGCCGTACGTTGAAAAAGAAATACACGCACCTTTTTGGCAATTATCGGAAGCGGTGCCAGCATTACGGGGTTGAGTACGATTCATCAGTTACAAGAAAGAAAGTGTTTGAGAGGGACAGACATGTATGCCAGATGTGCGGAGCTCAATGCTTGAGTGCGTTTAAGTGGAAAGGTGGAAAGCCGATTGAGTTGTCGCCTACTGTTGATCACATTGTTCCTCTAAGTTGGCGCAAACTTGGTCATACGTGGGACAACGTGCAATGTGCGTGCTGGTCATGCAATACAACAAAAAGAAACATGTTTGGCGGTCAATTGCGACTTGTGTTGCAATAATTGAGCCGGGGCACGCTAAAAAATAAACTTAGGCGGTTGATAAAAACCTCGTGGTTTCCTCGAACGTACGCCGGGCCGAAATTGGGAGTTTGCGATGGGCCGGGGACGAAAGCCGACTCCAAAACCGCTTTTGAAAATCCGTGGCGCAAGAATCCGTGGGCCACACTCCACCGGAATCGACGCGCCGCCTGGAGTTCCGCCGGCTCCGCATTGGCTCTCGGATCTTGGCCGCGAAGAGTGGGAGCGGATCGTGCCCATGCTTGAGGCGTCTAGGGTGATGAGCCCCAGGCATCAGCAAACGCTGGCCGCTTACTGCGACTCGCTCGCTGACATGATTGAGGCAGATCGTGAGCTCAAGGCCAGCGGGGCCACGTTCATGGACGATAAGGGTAGGGTAAGCAATCACCCTGCGTGGAACCGCAAACGAGACGCCAGAAACCACATGCTGAAGTTCGCGGCCGAGTTCGGCCTGACGGCCTCGGCGCTGGCCCGCGTCTCGGCGGCTGAAAATGGCCCGCAAGCAGACGAAGAAGACCGACTCATGTTCGGCTGAAAAGCCGTGCAAGGTTTGTGCCTCGTGCATCGCAGTGCGGTTCTTTGAGAAGCACTTGACGCACGCCAAGGGCGAGCTCGGCGGCAAACCGTTTCTGCTGCAGCCGTGGCAGCGTAACTACGTGCGATCCCTGTTTGCCGAAGAGAACAACCGCAGGAAGGTGCGTACCAGCCTGCTAGCGTTGCCTCGCAAAAACGGGAAGAGCACGCTTGCTGCGGGAATAGCCTTGCGATGCTTACTAGAGCCTGAGCCAGGGGCAGAAGTCTATTCGTGCGCAGCATCAAGGGATCAAGCTCGGCTGGTTTTTGATACTGCCAAGATCGCGGTTGAGCAGTCGCCAACACTGTCGGCACAGTTGAAGGTGTACCGAAACGCAATCGTGCGAGAGTCAACGCACGCAACGTACAAGTCACTTTCCGCCGAGGCTGGATTGCAGCACGGGCTTTCGCCGCATGCCGTGGTTTTTGATGAGCTTCACGTAAGCAATCGTGAGATGTGGGAAGTGATGCTGTCCGGCCAAGGGGCAAGACGAAACCCGTTGACGGTTGCATTGACTACCGCAGGATACGACCGAAAAAGCGTCTGCTGGGAAATCTGGAAATACGCAGAGGCTGTGGCGGCCGGGGCTGTCAAAGACGATACGTTTTTGCCAATGATATGGGCGGCAGATCCTGCTGCTGACTGGAAGCTAGAAAGCACTTGGGCATCTGCTAATCCCAACCTGGGCGTATCTGTGCGGCTCGATTTCCTCCGCAGCGAATGTGCTCGAGCGGTTGAGATGCCGACATACGAAAACACTTTCCGGCAGCTGTACTTGAACCAGTGGACAGAGCAAAGCACAAGGTGGCTGCGGATGGATCACTGGGCGCAGGGCGACAAGCCTTGCCCTGTGGATCTCGCCGGCCGTGAGTGCTGGGCCGGGCTGGACTTGGCCACCACGTTTGACACCACGGCCCTGGTGCTGCTCTTCCCGTTGGACGATGGCACGTTTTGGATAGAGCCGCACTTCTGGATACCGAGCGACAACGCCCACCAGCGAGAGCGCCGCGACAAGGTGCCATATCTGACGTGGCAGCGGCAGGGCCATCTGACGATGACTGATGGCAACGTAACGGACTTTGACAAGGTGCGGGCAGACATCAACGCGATAGCCAGCAAGTACCGTTTGAAAGCCTGCGGGCTAGACCCGTGGAATAGCGCTCAACTTGGGCAGCAACTGCAAGGAGATGGCCTGCCCATGCGAGACTTTCGACAGGGCTACGGATCTTTATCCGCGCCTTCAAAGCAACTTGAAAACTTGTGCGTGGCCGGCAGGTTGATACACGGCGGGCATCCAGTGTTGTCGTGGCAGGCTTCCAACGTGGCGATTCAACAGGACAGCGCGGCAGGAAACATCAAACCGAGCAAAGCCAAGTCAACGGAACGCATTGACGGCATCGTTTCGCTCGTCATGGCTATTGGGTTGTGGCAGCAAGCAACTGCGCCGGCCCCTGATCAACCTTGGGACATCCACACGATATGATCGCCAACGCCGAGACGCCCGAGAAGTCGTACCGCATCATTGACCTGCGTGGCTCGTACGGTGACGGCTGGAGCGAGTCGCCGGCTCGAGGCCCGGCCGGGGTTCGCATCACGCCAGAAACGGCGCTGATGTGCTCGGCGGTACTTGCCTGCGTGCGGTTGATTGCCGAGAACGTGGCGACGATTCCGCTGCACCTGTACCGGCGGCTGGCAGAGGGCGGCAAAGAGCGTGCCCGCGATCTGCCGCTGTACCGGATTCTTTCGCAGGCACCCAATGGCTGGCAAACGTCGTTTGAGTTCCGCGAGATGCTGACGGCTCACTGCCTGCTGTACGGCAACGCCTACGCGGAGATTCGCAGCGGTTCCGCCGGGGCTGTCACTGAGCTCTGGCCGCTGCACCCGTCACGCATGAAGGTGACGCAGTTGGAGGACGGCACGCTGCGGTACTGCTACCGCGAGCAGAACGGCACTGAGTCGTACTACCGGCAGGATCAGATTTTCCACCTGCGTTGGCTGAGCCAGGACGGCGTGACTGGCATGCTGCCTATCACGCTTTCGCGTGACGCTATCGCCTTGGCCCAAGCCCTTGAGGCTCACGGTGGCAGCTACTTCGGCAACGCCTGCCGGCTGTCGGGACTCATGGAAAGCGACAACCCGATCACGGTTGAGACTGCCGAGCGTCTGCGTGAGCAGTTTGAGCGTATCCACCGTGGTGCCGATCGTGCCCACAGGACGGCTGTGCTGCCGCAGGGCGTGCATTGGAAAGACGTGCAAGCGTCCAACGAGGCGAGTCAGTTCCTAGAGACGCGGGCCTATCAAACGGTTGAGATATGCCGTGCGTACCGGGTTGATCCGTCGTATGTGCAAGACAAGACAAAGGTGGGCTATGCGTCGCAGGAGCAGGCCGCCATCGACTTGGTGCAGCAGACGTTATTGCCGTGGTTCCGCCGTTGGGAATCCGCCATTACCCGCGACTTGGTGACGCAGGATGACATCTATTTCGCCGAGTTCGACACTCGTGGCCTGCTTCGTGGCGACTTGGCCGCCCAGGGCGCGTGGCTGCAAACGATGCTCACCACGGGCATCTACAGCGTGAACGAATGCAGAGAGGTTTTGAACATGAACCCGATTGGCCCAGAGGGCGATCAGCGGTACATGCAGATGAACTTGACCACCATGCAAGGCATCGCGGCAGATGCCAGCGTTGGTAACGCTGGCGAGCCAGCCCCGGCCGACAACCTGCCGCAGTCGTACACCGACGAACTACTCAACGGCGAGACTCCGCCGGAAGGTGCCGTTAAGCCTGTTAGCCTAATGCCACGCTCTCGCAAACCACGCAAGAAGAAGTGAGCCAACATGGACAACCTTGAACGCCGCTCCGTTGCCCTGCCGCTGACGCTGGAAACCCGCGAAGCCGGCAAGGCGTACATCGGGGGCTATGCGGCCAAGTACAACGTCCGCTCAACGATGCTGGGCACGTTCCGCGAGCAGATCATGCCAGGGGCGTTTACCCGCGCTCTCAAAGAGCAGTCGCACCCCGTGGTGGCTCTGTGGAACCATGACCCCAACTACGTGCTGGGCTCAACCCGCAGCGGCACGCTGACGGTGGACACAGATGACGAGGGCATGCGGTACAGCGTCGAGGTGCCCGACACGCAGCTGGGCCGGGATCTTTCCACGCTCATCGCTCGAGGTGACGTGTGGGGCTCAAGCTTCGCCTTCGTCATTGGCGAGGAATCGTGGGACAAGGACGAAGACGGCACGGCCCTGCGTAGCGTGATTTCGGTGGAAGGCGTCTATGACGTTTCGCCAGTTCTGACGCCAGCGTATGAGCAGGCCACTGCGGGCGTGGCGGTTCGCAGCTATGAGCGGTTCTTACAATCGCACCGACCGGCGCTGAAGCTGCCGGCTCTTCGACGGGACGCGAAGTCAGAGAAGGCGATTCGTAGGTTTCTGAGGCAGCATGGCCACAAAGTCGGGTGATGTTTGC